AAAAACTTATCGTGGGCGTAGTAGCAGCCGCACCCCTTATGAGAGTGCGGCTGTCAGGTTACTTTTTGACGGCAGTGTGCTTGTGACCAGCCTTACGGCTGCGCTTGCGGCTCTTCTTCACATGTTCCGGCTTGACACTGATCTTGCGACGCTTTGCCATGATGGCTCCTTATGGTTTGTCCAGTAGGAACCAATAAAAAGGCCCCACACCGGAGTTCCGGTTGGAGCCTCGACATAATCCGCACGACGCGGGCGTTGAGCATCTCACTGAGTTCAAAAGTAAATGTACTCTATAGAGGTTTTCCTGTCAAGTATTTTTTTGAGAAAGTTTATTGGCGCAGGATATTACGGGTTATTCCTGCGCATCCAAATTGTCTATTTTCTCCCATTGAGGTATAATAGGGGTGTCGGACGCACCAACGTCCGGCCCTAGAGCCAACCGGAAAGAGGATTCCAGTGACACCCCAAGAACATAATATAGCACATCCTGCGCCATTAGATGTTCAATCGAAGGTTTGCAGCCGCTGCAAACTTCCGCTCCCCATTGACGACTTCTATCGCAATCCTCTAGCTAGGGGTGGTTACCAATCGCAGTGTAAGAAGTGCCAAATCGAGGCCGCAAACGAGTTAGCCGCGCAACGGAAGATAGAAAATATTACTAGAAGTCTCCAGCCGAAGATATGTACTAATCCTAACTGCAAGATGCTTGGGGTCCCTCAGCCACCAGAGAATTTTAGAAAGGATAACAGGAGTAACACTGGACTACAACGCTATTGCAAAGATTGTCACTTTTCTAAGCCAACTAAAAACCAGCGGTATACCACTTTAGAAAATGGCGAGAGATTAAAGGTTTGTGGCGACTGCAAGGTTCCTCAACCGTTTTCAGAGTTCAACGGAGACTCTCGAACTCGTGATGAACACTACGCTTATTGTAAAACTTGCTGCAAAAAATATAACGAGGAACAGTACCAAAAACATAAAGAGAAAAGAGCTAGACAGAGCAGGGAGTGGGGGAAACGCAATAAGGATCGCATTCAAGAAAGAAATAAGAAAGTGCTTGACGAATACTTGCAGTCCGTAAAAGATGGAGCGACTGAGAAAACTAAGGTGTGCACAAGATGCAAGGGTGAACCGCAGCCATTCAGTAATTTTCCTGTCAGTTTAGAACATAATGATGGGCACTCAAGCCATTGCAAACAATGCGTAACCGAGCAAACGTCAGTAATTTATCACCGCAATAAAGAAGCCATTTCAAAGTTGGGTCGAGAGCAAAGGAAGTCAACTTGGGCTAGAAGACATGTCAAATCGAGCAAGCAAAATGCATCAAAGAAGGGTGTGCTGTTCGATATGGACGTAACCGATTTATATGATCCGCGTACTGGAGAACTTCCTACTCACTGCCCAATATTCCCATCCGTAGTTCTCGATTATGAGGCTGGCCCTAATCGTCGTCATTGGGCATCTGTTGATCGCATCGTCCCGGAACTTGGATATGTAAGTGGGAATGTGTGCATTATTTCGTATGGAGCGAACACATGGAAATCAAACGGTAGCAGTCCAGAAGAGCGTAGGCGCATCATACAAATTATCGCAGGATCACGGAAGGGTAAACAAATAGAAGTAAATCAAGAGCAAGGATCGCTATTCTCCCTCTAGTTCTCTAGTCCCTACGCCAACGATCTTCCTAACTTCGTCCGCAACCTTCTCTGAGATATGCTGCTTCTGCTCTACGTTGACCCCAAGCATTCCGCCCTGATTGTAGACAGCAACGATCTTCCCCGTAGCCTTGGATGAGCGCATTAGCTGATCTAGGGCGTTTAGGTCCGCAGGAAGCGAGACGGAAGTCTCTGTAATCAAATGATCTTTCTGTGTTTTCACTGTTACCGCCATAAATTTCTCCTCTAGCTTTCCGTTACAGTAGTTCTAGGCTCTCCGCCTTTGGCCCCTTTGGCCTTAATTTTTGGTGCTTTCTGTCCCGACGAGGGACGACCTCCAGCGTGAGGCTTCCCGCCTCCGGCATCTCCCCCTCCCATCTGCGCGGGATCAATCCCCATTTTTTTCATTGTCATGGCGATGTCTATTTGTGCCATCAGTTTCATTTTTTCCAGTTTTTCCTGCTCTTGAAAACTAGACTCTATTTCTGCTTCTGGAGATGGAACGTCTGCGCTTCTAAAAATGGTTAACCAACTAATTGGGGCACCCATCTTCTTTAGTTGGACGTAGAACAACTGCTGTTGCATTTGCGTAACTTTCAGTAGTGTGCTTGGAACCGAGATGAGCCTGATCTGCTTGACGAACCACCGCGCCCGCTCCAGATTCGTGTACTTCGATTCCGTTTCAGGGAACTGCCCACCTACCATCTCGTCCGGTAAGTGGCTAGGAACTAGGTCGTTTGGCTTGTAGTCAAACACTTCTGGAGCCATCTTATCTGGCCCGACGTACTCCATGATCCTTTGTGTATCAAACCACTGTAGAATAAGGTACTTGACCCTTTGTCCAACAGACTTATTAGCCTTCTCAACCCTAGCAGCAATTCCTTTTCCTACCGGCCCAATAGATTCAAGCATCTTATCAGCAGTGTCGCTGGCGATCTGCAATTTCATATTTGCGCCGAGATTTCCCAAATCCTCAAGACCGAGTTGCTTGCCTTCCTTTTCGTTGAGGTATTTCAGGAAGTTGAACTGCTCCCCTTTGACATTAACCTCGTCAGGAAGAATAGACTGGAAGGTATTCTTCGGAATGCCATCTACTCCAAGACGTACATCCGGCTCGAATATGTCGAAGTGCTCAATCTTAGGGCCACCCGTATCCGTGTGGTTGTAGCCCATTGGGGGATTCATTTGGGCGGTCAGGACTTGATCTATCAACCGCTCATGCTTCCTGATCGTCGTCTCAATGCTCGCTACATCTCCTACAATAGATCGTCCCAGCGGCTCCCATGCCCAGTCGTCAACCGTGTACTGGATAATTGGTATACGAGGGTCCCAGTCGAAGGCGGGGCCGTCGTACATTGGCTTACCCATCCCTGTTGAGGTGATGATGAGCCGCAGATTGGGGTATACCCGGCAATGCTGTGATTCGGCAGGAATATAGTATGGTTCTCCATTCCTCATCCCTCCAAATATTTGTTGCCCTACGAACGGGACACGGTAGAACCACGTCGTTCCCAAGTCTCCCATCGGGAGTTCGTACCCTGTGTTGTTGATCCGCAAATCGCGCACAAAAGTGTAACGGATTTCAGCATACAGATTACCGAATGTCCTGCCCGTATCCCCGTAGCGGTTCCGCTCCGCGTAATCGACTCGCTGCGCCTGCATCCTCGTCTGATAGTTCCGACGCGCTCCTACAGTCTGAATTTCCTTCTGGAACAATGGAAACCTGCCATGCGCCTCAGCGATAGGCATGTAGTCGTAGACCGTGACCGCGTAGGCATCCTGAATGTCGTTGGTTCGGGAAGGAATCTGCGTAGGAATCACATCTAAAAGTCCTAGCGCGTCAAACTCCATTCTCCTCTCGCCATATCCGTACTCCGTAGCCCTCACCTTCGGCCACAAGTATCCGATCCCCATGACTGAGGCGTATTGGAGAACTTTGAGAATTTGGAATGGGAAGTCAGACTCTAAGTAGACGCATTTGCTTACTCTTGTAAGCATCTCAGCCATCTTCTTATAAATTGGGGAGTCACTCCCGTAACCGGCAATTTCCCTAACCTGCGCCAGCGTCTCGCAGAACTTCCGTATGTCATACTTAAGATTATTAGTTACGAGGCTTGATCGGCATTTATCGTTGAATACCGCATTAAAAACTCTGAGATTCTTGGCGAGGTCTTTGTAGCATTTCTGCGCTGATAGAAAACCTTCGCCCTCGCTAACTTGATCCTCAACCCACGAATAAATTTCTTGAGGATGCGACCAGAAGGGGGGGCATTGCCACGAGCTTGTCTCGTTTTTATCGCGAAAGTAAGACGAGCTTTCTCCCATTACTGGCAAGGTTCATCCCTAATCTCTCCCGGCCCATCTTGGTTCCCTACGTCAAGACGAGTTTATACAAGTGCCTACTCCTGCGGAGTATAGCGCATCTTCCGCTGCTCGTCTATAGATTTGTTTAGCCGTCCCACGAAGAACGTGCATCCAATGGGGTGAGGTACCTCACTATGAAAGCTCCAGTATCCACTATTCTCATGGTTTTTGCGTTTGTGCTGTTTTTCATCGCAGCACTTTGGTTTCCCGTTGCGCCTGATCCAAGAGGTAATCGCCTGATCGCCGCAGGACTAGCTTGCGCTTCGGCTGCATGGATTTTCTCAGGTTTCAGCCTATGATAATCCTACTCATCGTACTGATCCTTCTCTTCGGCGGCGGCGGCTTCTACCTTGGTCCGGGGCCTGGATATTGGGGTGGCGGAAGTCTGAGCCTGATCCTGCTTATTGTCCTGATCGTTCTCCTGCTCCGGTAGCGTAACTCTGTACCGCTTCAAACTATCTAGGTCGGACATATACACCCTGCCGCAAGAAGGACACTGTGCGCTCGATCCCCACCACCACCGAAATCTAGTGCCACAGCCCAAGAACCATGGTCCTTCTCCGTTCAACTTACCGGCGATGATTTTAGCCCACTCAGCGGGTTCCATATCCCCCTTGCAAGCATCGCACTGACGCTGGAGGAGGATGGGGCCGATCACTTGGCCTTCTGAGGTTTTGGAATAATCCATTTCTTCCTCTTTTTCTTCCTGTCGCAGACGAAATTAACTACCTCATCAACCACATATTCAACATGATACGCGACAAATTCCTCATCCCAACTCTTCATCTCCACATGTTTAGCCATTGCGACTACTAAGTGATATGCCTCATGCGCCACCTGCCCATAGGTACACGACCAAGGGAAAACAAGAATAGATTTGTTCTCATCTTCAGGTTGGAAATGAAACGCCGTCGCCTTTGAAAGAGAAATTGGGGAAATAAACTTCCAATATTCATCCACGTCTGAAGTAAACACAACCTCTATGTCCCAGTGAAAGGATTCGATACTCGTCTCAAACTTGACATAGTAAATCTTTTTCACTTGGACAGCCTTGCTTTGATCGCTTCCTGTCGTGTCTTGAATACGCGGCAACCGGGATAGCAGTCCCACCACAAGTCTCCGTCTAAGGCGTATCCTTCCCCGTTAGGGTAAGCAGGGTGCCGGTCAGGATGGAGATGCCTCTCCCTAACCTTAGCGGGAACAATCCTGTATCCACCGCGACCAGTTCCACGATCCCTCACCCATACGTTTTCACCGCGCTTGAAGCGGAATACTCCTGCGGGCCAATGGAATCTATATGGCTTCCCGCTTTTGGTTACGACCGTAAAATCGGGAGTCTGTAGTTCGATTTCGGCATGAGAAAATGTCGCCATTATTGCACCGCCTTGTAGTACACGCATCTTCCCCACTCTTTGGGCACCCTAGCCGCGCAAGGAGAACCGTTGCCGTCGTCTATCAAGTCCTGCGGGACGCGAGTCAAGTGCGGCTCTGTGTGATGCTCATGGATACGCCATAGCTCTTTGGCTCCGAGCATGTCTATGGACTGTCCGGGGAAGCATATCCTGTACCCTTCAGGACAGTTTGGCTGCATCTTCTCAATGTAAGCCTTCTTGCGTTTTTCCCAATCCTTTTTCCCTTTGGCGGTAAGATACATTTCTACTGTTCCATCGGCAGTACGCCTTGTGGCAACCATCTCGTCTTTCAACTTGAGTTTCTCTGTTACGTTAGGCACGGGAACCTACCTTCTGACCACGGCGGTAGGCTTCGAGAACAGCAGCATTGTGAGCATATCGGGCATCTGACGCTTTGTGTTCTGGGCCATTGAGTGCGCCTTCTGAGTTAATATGCTTTACTAGCAAGTCATTCACCGCCTCCGGTACCGATGGCTCTGAACTCCGGTATCCAGCGTGTATGGCTCCCTTTACAAACT